TGTTTCAATACAAGATTGTTATTTTTTGTCACGAATTAATTAGTATATTCGTCACTCCATACTATTTGATATTCATCTTGCCGAAAAAAAGCAAGAGAATCTGCGAATTTATCAAAAATAGAACAATCTACATTGATTGTATTGGATATGTTTATAATACATATGATGAGCGTAATCTAGAAGACAAAATGAAAAGTTCTTTTGTATTTTTTAGTCAGAATCATCAGAACTCGGCTATAATGATGTCGTCAATTTGAGAAATGATTTTTTTATGTGTTTAATATATATGTATTAACATGCAAAATTCTTATTTTAATTCAATAAACTTTTTATTTTTGTTAAATAAAAAGTGTATAAATGGAATATAATGAACAACAAGAATTTATCAATATAGTCAAAAAAATATTCATAAATGTCAACATTTTGAAAAGAGATCCAAACAATTATTCCGATGAAATTCTTTTATACAAAGATTACAAAAACAAATATGGGAATGATCCAATTTTTAAAACAACCATGAATAGTGCGTTTAGTGATTTATCAAAGAGAATACCATCCGAAAAAGAAAAAAACGATTACATAGAAGCAGCTAAGAAATTATATATTGAACTTACTGTATTAAAAAAAAACAGACTTGATTATGCAAACGAGATTGATATATACAGAACTTTCAGGCGATTTTATCTGTCACCGATTGAACTAAAGCAAATTACTGATTATTCCATTTTACAGGCAAAGATATGGCTGGCGAGATCAAATGAGATTTTAAGACAACAACAGCAGCCTGTCACAAATGTCACTGATTCATCTAGAGCCGTTTTACCGAATGTTGTTTATAATAAACCTGTGACTACAACTTTAGTTACACAACCTCCTCCTCCAGCAACAAATGTGACTCAAGCTGTAGTTACTCAACCTCCTCCTCAAGTATCAAATGTGACTTCAACTATAGTTATTCAACCTCCTCCCCCAGTATCAAACGTGACTTCAACTGTAGTTACTCAACCTCCTCCTCAAGTAACAAACGTGACTTCAACTATAGTTACTCAACCTCCTCCTCCAGTAACAAACGTGACTCAAGCTGTAGTTACTCAACCTCCTCCTCCAGTATCAAACGTGACTCAAGCTGTAGTTACTCAACCTCCTCCTCCAGTATCAAACGTGACTCCATCTGCAGTTTCTCAACCTCCAGTAACAAACGTGACTTCAACTGTAGTTACTCAACCTCCTTCTCCAGTAACAAATGCGACTTCATCAGTAGTTGAACCTCCTCCTCAAGCAACAAACGTAGTTACCTCTCTTCCAAATGTTGTTTATTCACAAGAGCCTCCGAGTAATATTACAATGTCACAACAAATACAGCCTGAAATTTTGGACATCTCTTCGCAGCAAATTGATAGCATAATTTCAAAGATTTATTCATCACAAGCTGAATCACAAAAAGAATTGAATGTTGATATTTTACCTTCTTTGCAACAAATAGGTGATGATAATTACAGCATTCTTCAAAAAGCATTATTGAAGGATAAAGTTCTTAAATACGAAAGAATGAAAAAATTCCCCGAAATAACAAGTAAAGATGAAGAGATAATAGAATACAATAGAACCCATTTTTTCCAAGATACACTTAATTACTTAAGAAACAATAATATTTCAACAGATAAATATGTCAGAGTAATGAACTTTTCAGAATACAAATCAAATGAAATAAGCGCGAACTCCAGTGTTATAGATACCCTTTCTAAAAATATTGATCCAAATACTCTAAAACAAATTCAACAACTTTCTGATTCAGACTATCTAGTATACATCATTAAAGATAGAAAGAATGTTATAAATAACTCCGACCTGACAAGGTTAATTGATAATGAATTATTGAATGTCAGTCAGAAAAATTCGTTCTCAAATCAACAGATGGAAATAATCAAGAAACGTGCCGATAATATAATTGAGGGATACAAATACATATACAATAGATTTGTTGGTATTTATTAATTTTTTTTTATTTTTTTTCAGAACAATAAATAAAAAAATGAGCAGTCTACAAGAATATGTAAATGTCGTAAAGACATTATATATAAATTTAAATCTGAGAAAAAAGAGTCCGAATGAATATAGAACTGAAATAAAGAAATACAGAGAATACAGACTACAAAATAAGAATGATCCCGGTCTACAACAAATTACAAACATGGCCGTAAACGATGCTATAATAGAATATAAACAAAGTATTACACCATCACCTCCTTCACCTGAAGAAGAGAGGGAATACATAAAAGTCACCAAAAAATTGTATACTCAGCTTGTCATTATAAAAGCTGACCGAATGAATTATCAGAATGAAATCATATTCTATCAATCATTTAGAACAAAGTATGCTAATTATGAAAATCTTAAGAAGATTACAGATGACGCCGTAAGCGAGGCCATATCTGAATATTCTGAACGATCCAACCAGACATTGATGTCACAGACTAGTAATCCATTAACAGTTCTTAAACAAGCCATCATCAAAAATTATAAATTGAAACTTGATAAGAAGATTATGAATAATACGGCATTGGATGAGATTATAAGTGAGAGTGATAGAAATGTTGATTATTTCAAACAGAGAGTTAAACCAGAGGATTTAAAAAATGTGGAAGAAAAGGCTTTGTTTGATTTCTTAGTTATAATTGTAAGACAATACATCAATCCCATTAAAGAAGAAATCAAAAAAATTGCTGACAAGATCACCAACAATTTGCTTGTCGACAATGAGCAGTACAATAAACAGGTGGCTAAGAAAGATATGCTTGAAAATGAAATCAATGATTATATTTCAAAGAATAATTTCCTTGCTGATAAAAGACAAGAAATTGAAACCTTGGGTAACGATAATACGTATGTCATTTTGGAAGGATTTCGTCCATTTCAGAGAGTGGGAGTGTATTAATTAATCCATGAACTACATTTTTTTCAAAAATTATTTATTTATTATTTGTGTTAGATAATAAATGACAGATTCTTCGTGTAAAACAAATATAAATAATGATTATGATAATTTTTTTCTTTTCAAAACAGGTATTCTTAATAAAGATTCTCCAACTTTACAAAATGACCGAAAAATCATGTTTCAATTCGCATGTTTACCTGTTCGGTTTATATTGGCGTTGTTTTTGTTATACATATCGGATGTAGATTTCATTAACATATATGTTCAGAATATAATTTCAATCTTGATAATTGGTTTTTCAATATATCATCTACAAACCAAAGAACCAAAGTCTGTGAAATGTCAATGGTGGGATAATAATTTAGAAGTTAGTATACTTCATCTAGTTTTGGTTTCAGTGATTGTAGGTCTTTTCTATGAATTCAAAACATTGAAGATAGTTTCAATGTATATGATATTTAGCATTTTGATCGGACTTCTTCAAAGCATTATTATTGAACCATTCAAACCGTAAGTATGGAATTCATGTATTGTATTTTTTATACTTAATTTTTAGTATAAAAAAGAATTAAACATATTCGTATTTGTATCCTTTGTAGAATTCACCGCTTTTAATATGTTCGTAAACTTTTATTTTCCCTATATTCAAATCTAAACACAGTTCTACAATAGATTTATATTGTTTAATAACATTATCTACCGTTGTAGTCTTAATAGGTTTTCCTAATGAAATCCTGACAGTGTCTAGTTCGTAAGACTCAATCCACTTTCTCAATGTTGTTCTGGTTGTATTATAAAACAATGCCAGTTCTTCCTTGGTTTTTGTTTTCAAATGCTCCTCTAGCTCGTCCTTACTTGGTATGTTGTCTAAATTATGCGTCTTAATGAGCTTTCTTAAATTCAAAACTGTTATATTCAACTTCTTTGCCAACTCAACCTCATCTGTAATTTCTTTCGTCAGCTTTAGTAATTCAACCTTTCCGATTTGTTTGTCCTCGGATTTCAACTTTATGAAATCCAAATCATAATGATCTAGCCACTTTCGGATTATATGATTAGACGTTTTGTAATGATCTGCAACTTCAGTTTGTGATTTATCCCTGCATTGTAAAATTAAGTCTTCTTTTGGTGGCGGATTGTAGTTGTGGAAATCCTTTACTTTCAAATCATATAGTTTAAGCCACTTTGATACAGGATTTGGTGAGATTCCATATTTTTTTGCTATTTCTGTGACGTTGTATTTTTGGAGTTTCTTAATCAAGTCTTCCTTGGACGGCGGGGTGAACTTTCCTGTCGTTGTTTCTATTTCAAGATCCCATTTTTCTTCCTCCTCTTTTGACTCAGAACTTCCGGCATCGTTATTAAGTCTATTACTGTATTCCTCTTTGATTTCTTCCTCAATTCTCCTTTTTTCCTCCTCAATCCTCTTCTTCATCTCTTCTTCAAGTCTCTCTTTCATTTCTTCTTCAAGTCTCTTTTTCATCTCTTCTTCAAGTCTTTCTTTCATCTCTTCTTCAAGTTTTTCTTTCATTTCTTCATAACCTCCATCATTGGGAATTTCTTTGAATTTTATCTCATCCATTTTCCTATATATCTGTCCAATTACTCTCAAAACATCAAAACCATTCTCATCTGGATTATAACGGATCCAGTTAGCGTCTGTTATTTCTAGGGTTTTGTTTACATAATCCATTCTCTCTCTTTCTTTATGTGGTTTTCTATCGGCATGACCTTCCTCATCACATTCAATTACAATCTTGTAATCTTTGAAATAGAGATCAAGATAGTATTTTCCGACTTTATATTGATCCTCAAAATTTTCAGTCTTAAATACATCAGTTATTGCAGATAATGATTGCTGTTCCCTAGTTAGACACTTACGATTTGTTGTTTCAATGTGAAATTCCTTGAGAATATGTAAAACATCAGGAGATATACGCTTACGAGTTTTTATGAGGATTTCTATTGCACCTTCTCTTGTTATTAGAATAGTTCGTGGGTCTAGCAGAGGTACTTTCTCACCTGGATAATCTCTAAATATCAATTGATTTGATTTTGATACATTTTTTTTAACAACTTGGGTTGTATTATTATATCCTAAGAGAGCAGCTATTTCATAACCTACAAAATATTCAAAAAAAATATATGTACCCCTGCTTATATAAGAATAAGTAGTCAATTCTTTTTCTCCTTTCATAAGTGGATGTTCTACTTCATCGTCAGCAGTTTCTTCATTCATTTCTAGACACTCATCATCGCTGTCTTCAATGATAAATTCAATTTTTTCATCTTCCATTTTTTATTAAAATTCTCATGTCTTTAAATCTAAATCTATAACCATTTAGATTTAGATTTAGATTTCATTCAAAACATCTGAAAGGTCGCAAAAATGCCGCCGGACTCCATTTCATTTTTGCGAAATGATGTCCATTTCATTTCTTAGACCCTTCATTTTCACCCTCAAAAATCAATTCAATTCAACATTTTTGAATTAGATTGATATTTTAGCCACGATACCAGGCTCACTTATCAAGGCGTTCCTCAATTTGATCGTAGCATGTGTTTATAATTTTTATGAAGTAATAGTAGGCTTCCTTCATAAAAGATGAAGATATGCCTGAATATATGGTTCGTCCCGAGTGAAAAACCAGGAAGGTATTGAACCTCTCCTTGTTGATCTTTTTGAGCTGCTCTTTCTCGGGTAAAAGTTGAAGATAGTCATCGTAAGTAATAAAGCACTCTGTCGGAACGTCGTTATCTTTGATGAAATCAAACTTTTTGAGCCTCATCTGTCTGATATCAGACGTGATGGGAATTTTTATGTTGACCCCCGTATAACCGAATGAAGTTTCCAGAAGTGAATGGAACTCCGTCTGGGTGCTCATGTATTTCGCCAATTTCTCCCGATCAACTAGAAATCCGATGCTAAAGTCAATATTTCTCATGGCAGGTATGAAAATAGTCTGAAGATAATTCTCAGTGCCGGTAAATTTGAAGATGATGTTTTCTTGGTGCTTGATGTGCGACCAGATGAACTTGATGCAATCCTCGACTTGATGGTCGAATTTCACACCGGTGACTTGAAATCGTCCGTTTTGACAGATTTTAAAATTGATGGGTTTTTCATCCAGAATAATGACGACTGTAAAAGAATTGCGAAACCACTTGCTCTTCTTTTTTTTTGCATGAGATTTTTTTTGTTTTAAATCAATACCTCGTATTTTATTTTCATATTTCAAGGTTACAATTGAACCTTGTGGTACATCTTTGTTAGGATTATCAATGCTGATTTTCTTTTTTCGCCCTCTTTTTTTAGGCACGAAAGTGTAATCCGTTATCGGAAGAAAATCAAATAATTTTTGCAAGTCAATAACTAAATTTGTCATTATAATAAATGTTTTAGTAGAGACTTTTATGTCATCAAATTCGGGAAATATTAGTGGTTTCTTTTCTGTATTAATCAATGCAGTAGCTGTCGTCATTTTTTTGTTAATTTAAAGGAATCTTTTTCTTTAAATTCAATTTTTATATTTTGTGACATCGTTAAAATTTCATATACGTTTACACCCTCCTTTAGGAAAAATTGATTTTTATATTGAAAATGCGTATGTATAGCATCTATTAAAAAATAAATGGAGTGCCAATATTCTTTCACAACCAGATCCCGAAGTGGAATCAAGTGCGGTAAAATCGATTGCGTTAGTCACGATCCTTATGATTGTAACTTGGCAAAGTACATGAAGCTGCCTAAATATTTCCACAAAGCAGGAAGAAATATGAATAAAAAATTATATTTTGAGATTATGAACTTTCTGAAAAGACTGGATTCCGGGAACGAGAATTCAAATGAAACGCTCATGATTTTCAGAATTGTTCTAGATAAAGCGATGACTTTGAGAGCATTGAGAACAATTGAACTCAGACAGCTGCTTGTTGTTTGCATGTATAGAATTATTGATAGTTCTTCATTTTTGAATAAGAATAAGAGGTTAAGAGATGTTGCTGATCATAAATATGCTGAGTTCTCAGAAACTCTATTTGATGAGTTCAATGATTACATGAAGTCTAATATTGTCATCGGTAAGAGATTCTATTTCGTTGAAAAAAATGATGAATATAGAAAGAAAGTCTTCAGAACATATGTAAAAACCATGACTATAGCCAATAGATGGTTTAATGACATGATTGAGGAGCGATATTCCCCTTCTGGGAGGGGTCAAACAGAGGCCAAAAAATCGTTTGATGAAAAATACTCAAGATACATATTAGAAAAAAACTAAGCGGAAATATGTATCTAACTAAAAATTGAAATAATAAAAATAAATTCACATTATATTTAACTATATTTAACGAACTATATTTAACGAAATAAATGTCAGCTGTTAATGCAATTATTGAACTATTGAGAGTCATAGATTCTATTGAAGAGAATGATAAACTTACTTTGATAAATGCAGTCGTTTATTTAGCGAATGACTGTTTAACTGGTGAAGACAGAGAGTCATATGAAAACATTGAAAAAATAAGAAAAGCTGGCTTTGATGTTCATGCAGGTGAACAGGATAGATTCGGGTGGTTATCTGGTGTTATTGAGATGAAAACGGGGAGAATTATATTCGGATAAATGTATTCAAGAACGACTTTTAGATTTCTTTTTCTTATTACTTCTTTTCTTACTTCTTTTCTTACTTCTTTTCTTACTTCTTTTCTTACTTCTTTTCTTACTTGATTTTTTCATTGTTCTTCTCAGTTTATAACCATCATATTCCATTATTTTATTAAACAAATCTTCAGGTATATCTAGAACGTTATCTGTTTTTGATAAAGATCTTGGAGAATTCAGTATGTTTCCCTTGTACTTTAAATTTTCTTTGGTTACGGTTATCTCTTCGTTTTTAAATATTTTATTTAACAACGGTTCAATATCACCTATTTGTGACAAGAAAAGATTAGTGCGATATTCAAATGTCACTTCTTTCTTATCGTTTTTTACTTTATCAACATTAACATAATAGACACTCTCACGAACATTATATCTTATTTTGACATGATTTAACTCATCACAAAAAATAAAAGAATCTTCGCCTATATTTACAGAATTTGGTAATTCTATTGATTTCAAATTATCACATGCCCCAAAAGACAATTCCCCGATGTTTTTAACTTTATGTAATTCTATTGATTTTAATTTGGAGCATTCTTTGAATGCTTCGCGTTCTATAGTTTCAACGTCATTAATTTGTATTGATTCCAGTGACTTACAAGAATTAAAAGCGTGTTCTTCTATAGTTTTGACTTTTGGCGCGGTTATTGATTTCAAAGATTGACATTTATAAAAAGCCAAGGTTTCTATAGTCTCAACATTTGGTGCGATTATTGTTATTACTGGTGAAGATTCTTCTACACAAATTTTTGTAAAAGCGCCTGTTTTTATAGTTTTAACTTCGTCGGGTAAGACAATTTCAATTTCTTTATCTTTAAAATCGGGTTTGATTTTGATTTCCTCCAGAACATTGTTTTCAATTGTGAACCCGGCATTATTATTTATCTTCATTGGATCTTTTTTATTTATAATGAAAAAAAAAATGAAAAAAATGTAAATAAGAAGAAATAAATATAAGAAGAAAATAAATATAAGAAGAAATAAATATAAGATGAGTTGTGATATATTTTTTCTAAACGATGATGTTCTGAAACAAATATGCCTTTACATTGATAGCAATGAATATGTGTTCTTGAAGGAAACATGTCATAGATTCAATGACTTTTTCAAAGAACAAGATATACCTATCGTTTTTCCAGATCGGATATATTTATTTTCGAATTCAAAATATCTAGAATGGGGTGAAAATCATTCTTACAAGATAAATAAAAAATTGATGTACAGAAACGCTATCCATTTTGGTAATATTAATGTATTAGACTATCTGAAAAATAGATTTGATAACAAAAGAAAATTTTTGAAGACGAAATTGTTTCATTTGGCGATGGTGAATGGTGAAATAAGCAAATTGAAGTGGTTAAAGAAAAATAGATGTCCATATGATAAAAGTATATTAACAGATTCAATGTATGGTGGAGATAATAAGATATATAACTGGATTGTAAAAAACTGCATTTGGTATGACAAACAAGTTTATGAAATAATAAAAAAAGATGATATAGGAACACTAAAATGGGTAGTTGATTCAGTTCCTAAACTTTCAAAGTATGTTTGTGAATATGCTTCTGAGTTAAATAATTTCAGAATACTAAAATGGGGTGTTTTCAAAAAGTTCAAGTTTAATCATGTAACGATTTCAAATGCGGCAAGGTGTGGTAATTTAGAAATGTTGAAATTTTTACTAGAACATAATTGTGACTGGAATGAATTGATTACAATAGAAGCATCATCTAATGGTCATAGGCATATAGTAGAATGGTGTATTGAAAATAAAAAGTGTAAGATGGATGAGTATGCATGTGCTGAAGCAGCAGAAAATAATCAGTTAGAGATGTTAATTTATTTAAGAGAACAAGGCTGTCCATGGGATGAAAAAACATATATTTCCGCCAGAAAGCATCCTCTGATTTTCAAGTATGTATTAGAGAATAATTGCCCACGAGAAAATAAAAATAAATAAATCCTTTTCAATATATAAAAAATGCCATCAATGACTAGAAAATATTGTTTGACAACATCTCCTCGTAAAATGGGGTTTTCTCAAAAAGCAAGTTGTAAAGCACAGGGACTACTTAAGAGAACATCAAAAAAATACAAGGGTAGATACGTCATCTCTCGTAAATACAACGAAGACGGTTCGCTTTATTCCAACTCAGACCGTAAGAAATCTAGAACAAAAATAGGTTACGGAAACGCAAAACGTGCTTCAGAAACTCTTAAAAACATCAAACGATTTGATAAATCATATCAAAAGCAAGTGGTGAATACAATGTATAACAGAGCAAAGTTTCACGCTAATCAAACGTCGGATATGCGAGAAGCCATGAAAATATTCAAGAAATGGCTAAACGCTTCTAAAAGTAGGTAAACGAACGCATCTGTTTTTTTAACCACATTTACTGGTTAAAAAAAATGTTAAACTCATTAATAAGGAAATGCAATTTCATATGGAATGGAAATATGTAGGAGTCTCTATGACAATTGAATAAATTACAACAGGAAAAAGTGACCTTGAAAAAATTGATTTTTTAAAGGTAAAAATGGGATCTTTGTCAAATCTAAAATGAGTCTCAAATTAAAATGGACTGATTATGATTTTGATGATGAAGAGTTGTTGGCATTGAATATTGAAGATGGAATAAGATATCCAATTGAAACAATGTCTCCGATTGGAAATTTTTATCTATTGAAAACCGGAAAATCTTATAAAATTTATTTGATTAAAAAACGAAGTGGTGAGAGGATTGTTTACAAGGAATACATTATAAAAAACAGAAAACTAATCATCAAAACGCATAAAAAAACAATCAATGATGTCATTACAAACTTTTTATTAGAAAAAAACCCTGAACTTGAAAAAATCATTGGTATAGACAACTTTCAAACTGATGAACAAATTGAAGATATTGACACCAATGATAATGGCGCATTACCAAGAAGAATCTGGGAAAAAGGAGGTCAAGGTTCCACCAATAGAAACTCAAGACCAAAAAATGAAATAGAGACTTCTAGAATGCTTAGATTGAAAGGGCGCAACTTCCCTGTAAAAGGCTATATTCAAAGCGGCAAAACTAAATTTATGATTAATACAGCCGTTTGGTTTTTGCTTAACGGTAAAAGCAGTTTGATCGTAGTTCGCAATTACACGGATGACAGCGATCAGCTAAAAGCACGTATCTCTTCTTTTACTAAAGAATTACATGACTGTCTTGAACATTACGGTTATGATAAAAATGTTTTTGCGGTTGAATGCGTTGATGAGAATAAAATAGATGCCGATTCTATCAATGGAACAAATCCGAAAATCTTGATTTCAATCTGTAATGCGAATCAATTGAACAGAATAAACGAACAAATTACAAACAATGAGAAAGGTAAATTTGTGCTTTTTATTGACGAAGCTGATTTAATACATAGAGATGTTGAAGAGACTGAAACATCTGGTAATGGCGAATTGACATCTGCTGCCGAATTGCAAAAACTTTATAAAAGCGCGTTCTGTTCTTTTAGTGTGTCCGGGACAATATTAGATTCAATATTGAAAAACAACATCAAAGTTGAAGATTTGATTATTCTGAAAAAACCAGCAGGGTACAAAGGACATAATCAGTTTTTGATAGAGCATCTTAAGAAGAAATGTAAATTTGCTACTAAACAATCCGAAGATGTTGTGGAAAATGATGAGAATGTGATACCATTTCTTAATCGTTTCATAGAATCAGAACCTTTTATGACACTGTCCCGTGAAAAACATCCTCGTTATTGTTTGATGAGAGTTTCTAAAGTCAAACAGCCAATGAATAAAATGTTTGATTTTCTAACTAACAATTATTCTACAATAGCATCTATGATATACAATGGTGATGAAACGAAATTATTTCATGAAAAGTTGGTAGCTGTTCAAAGCATCACATTAAGTAATGGTAGAACGTCAAAAAATGTGGACGGTGTTCATGTTTTAAAAAAAGGTGCAACGCCTTCATACATATTGGAATGGTTAAAAAATAATGGCGGTGTTTCTGAATTTCCACATATTATTACTTTAGCAGGTGATTTGGCAAGTCGCGGAATTTCTTTTGGTTCTGCAGATTGGGGTAGATGCAGTTTACCCTGGCATCTAACTGATATGTATAGCACATTCGCGAAATGCACAGATTTACCTGAATTTCTTCAAATAACTGGAAGATTATGCATTGTATGTAATGACGGCATACCATTGACTTTGCATATAACACCAGAAGATCACGAAAATTTAGTGAAAGGATATAATATAACGGAAGAATTTGTTCATCGCGCATCTGGACAGGATAACAATGTCAATGTCAAAGAATATTTGGAAAGTGTGAAAATATTCAAGAAGAAAGAGCCTAAACGTTCTTTAACGAAAGAAGTTAAGTTTAAAGTTAACGCTGTAGAAACATTGGAAGAAGATGGAGGCTGGCAAACTGATAATAATGGATGTTATATTCTGAAAAAGATTACAAATTCTGACAATGAGAATGCTATGTCAGTAGTTACGTCATCTGGTACAGTATTTGAAGGAGTTGAAATTATTGAAGAAGTTCAGAATGAAGTTAGAAGAGGAAGAGATGAATCAGACGAAGAAGAAATCAGGGAAAGTCTTGAGGAAGTTGGTGATGAAGAATATGAAAGACTAATTCGCATTTTTTCTAAATGGTCAAATTGTGATTGTGATACAAAGATTGCCAGATTTATGAAAAATCTTGATCCTGATAAAAAATACACTGACAATGAGATGAAAACATTGTGTGAAAATAATATAAACAGAATCTCTCTTGTTACTAATAAAAACTTTAAAAAAGGTTCTGGTTGGGGCAAAATCATACAGAAGAAAAATAATAAGTATAGACTTCAACCATGTCTTGTGGACGCATTTAAACAGTATTTTTAGTTAATTCCCTAACAAATAAATGTGAATATCTATCTATTTCAAAATTTGTTCCAATAAACATTTAACGACGTTTACACTCATGCTATTTCCAATTTGTTTATCCATTTGTGTTTTTGATATAACTTGTTTGAAATTCAAATCAAATCCTTGCAACTGCAATCTTTCTTTAGTATTTGAGTATCTACTTTTTTTTACATTCCATAATCTGTTATTGCAAGTTAATGACGGGGAATATTTATCACTATTAACATGCTTATGATGTCTATATCCTATATCAATAAATATTGCATCATTAGGTATAATATCTAATAATTGTTTACAACATTGTGGTATATTTCTATGGACATTATCATCATTGTCAATGTAATTTTTCAAATCATCCATTCTTTTTTTTTCAGGCCACTCAAAATCTTTATTTCTACATCCTACTATGAATATTCTTTCTCTATTTTGCGGTATACCATAATCTCTAGTATTTAATATTTTCCATTTTATTGTATAACCGTAATTTCTTAATTTAACCATTTCATCGCATATGACTTTCCATGTATTTCCTTTATCATGAGACAGCAATCCTTTCACATTTTCAAGAATAAAATATGATGGCTGTTTTTTTTCTATTACTTCTAAACAACTAAAAAATACGATTCCGCGTTTATCACTAAAGCCTTTTCTTTCACCAGCCATAGAAAATGGCTGACATGGAAATCCACAAACATATAAGTCTATATCTGGAACATTATTTATATTTCGTTCAGTTATATCACCTACAGGATAAGTGCTATTTTTATCTCCAAATATAATTTCTGGATTGTAATTTGCTTTGATGCTTTTAATGCAATATTTATCTATATCAGAAGAGAAAATATGTTTGAAAGGGATTTTCATCTGTAAAAGTGCTTGTATAGGGGCTTCAATACCGCTGCAATCTGTTCCAACTCTTAAAATATCCATTTATTATTATAGAAAATACTTTTTAAATATAATCAATTGCGGAATTCCCCTATATAGAATTTAAACAAAAAAAATGAATTTTGAGATGTAAAAATTCAAATCCATCAATCACTCAAACTATTTTTAATGAATTTATCTAATTACAGTTCTAGATCGTTTGTTCTTTTTGGCGATGACACAAAAATCTACAAAGATTCAATTAAAGGTCTTGGTGGAAAATGGAATCGTAATTTAACAAATCCAATTACTGGCGAAAGATTCAGTGGATGGATTTTTCCGAATGAGAAACTTAATGATGTAACAAAAGAATTCGGAGTCCTGCTATTGCAAAAAACTTCATTGTCTGAACCTATTGTTGTCTCTGAATCAACAGAAGCTTCTTTATCTTCGTTTGAAGACGAGGAATTTCAAACTAATGATATGAAGCCTAGATCGCATTTAATATCTAATATGGCTTTTTTGTGTTTTGTTTTTATGTTGTGTTATGTAGTCGGATAAACTAAATATAAATTATATATAATCTGTTTTTTTAACCACATTTACTGGTTAAAAAAATGTTTGCCGATACGGAGAATCGAACTCCGGTTTCTGATTTACAAGACCAGTGCACTAAACCACTGTACTATATCGGCTATAATAAAGTAATATTTATCTTTAAATTAATTTTTCTATGTATTCTTTAATTGCATTATAACCAGCTTCTATCAATGTATTTTTTTCTTCTTCTGTCAAAGTAGACATAGATGTGATATTATCTGGTATATTTATTATACAAATACGCGGATCTACTTTATATAGATCATTCATAAAATCTGAATCGGTGCTATTCATGTATATACCATTAATCAATGCCAGTAGATACTGTATGAAATTATTAGAATTTGCATGTCTATCAACTTTATTGCATAAAACAAATCCTATGGCTCCGGACAAGTCATCATCGTAATTCAGATTTAGATATTGAAATGGTAGATTTCTATATAATCCTCCATCGCAATAATATTCACCATTCAATATTGTCGGCATAAAAACAATCGGATATGAGCATGACATTTTACATGCTTCGCGAACTTTCATATAAGGGGAAGTTTTTCGGCTAAAATAGACAGTTTCCATTGTATTTACATTACTACTAGTTATAATTAAATCCACAGGGAATTTTTCATATAATTCAGAAAATGTAATATCAACATCAATGTTTTTCGTTTGTAATATTAGACTTATGAGCTTTTCAATTTTAGAACTATCAATAACTCCATAATTTCTAAAGAGATTCGGCAAAGATGTTATTATTGTGTATAAATCCAAAAAATTAGGTAAGGTGAAATCTGACATTATATTGTTAAATTCGTCGAAAGTGCATTCAATAACAGTGCAAAGTGCGGTAAATGCTCCTATACTACTCCCACTAATTGCTTTGAGTTTATCTAATTTTATACCTTTCTCCGAGAAATATTTAAGAATTCCAGAATAAGCATACGCTTTTACTCCACCACCTTCGAACGATAAATACTCGATCATTTATATTATCTCAGTATAATAAAAAAAACTTAATGTTTGTATATAGTGTGAAAAAAATTGATAAATAATACAAAAAAAATGATATGGATCACAATATCATGGAAAATCCGAAGTCATTACTAACTGCTCACCAACTAGAGGTCTACAATGAATGCCTTATGAAGGGTTCCGGTGGATTGAGCTTAGTAATGGGATACGGCAAAACTCTTATTAGTATCGTCTTGAGCCTTGAGCAGAAAAAGAGGTCTGGATCACCTGAGCCTATACTAGTTGTTTGTTCAAAGACTCTGATAGAATCGTGGATCTATGAGATCAAGAAGTTCTTTGGAACGGAACTACGTTTTGAGGTCTTTCACAAGAGCTACATAAAAGACCTTGATAATTACGTGATCAATGACGGAATAAAGTTAATTTTAACAACACCTGAAGTTCTCACCAAAGCATACACAAAATACAATATGGAAGAGAAATTCACAACAAAGGAAATACAAAATGAGGGACGATTTAATCAACACTACATAAAGTGTTATCAAACTGACAAAGCGAATGTTCCATTTCTTAGAAAACGAACTGGAATTGCCAATATCTTCTCAACTAAATGGAGTAGTCTGATCGTCGATGAGGTTCAGAAATACACCAATATCAATAACATTCGCTGTCAAGCAATGGGAGCAATATGTTCACATTACCGATGGGTTCTTAGTGGGACGATGTTTAGCGAACCTATCATTGAGCGTATTCTTGGATACTATGTTATTATTCAGGATTCGTCATTTCCGAATAATATACCGGCTGCTAAAAAATTCGTTAATAGTCATTCGTTCAAAGGATTTGATTCTACGATTGTTAAAAGAAAGAAGAATCCTAGTTTTATCAAACCCATAGTTAATCAGAGGATAATTTCACATGATTTGACAGAGGAGGAGGGGATTGTATATAAATCTATGAAGACTGTTTTCAATGAGATAGAACAAAAAAAACAAACTTCCAAAGCCATGAAGAATAGCCAGGAGACAGTTCATTTGAATGGTCTTCTTTTTGACTTAATTCGTTGTTTAAGACAGTCATTGGTTTGTTCTGTTTCGCCTATATTGAATGAGAGTTGTGAACTTTCAACAAAATTAGCTAGAGAGGTTGAGAGAAATGGCTTAGGGGAATGGATGAATAACACAGAAGTAAGCATGAAATCAAGTCGGTTTATTGAGGCGTTAAAGGTCATTGATAAACATCCTACAGAAAATATAATCGTTTTCTCATGCTTTCGTAAATCAATTGATATATTTGAAAAATTTTTGCCAAGTGAGCGAAGTGTTTTCACTTTGTCATCCGATATGTCATCAGGTGAACGATTCAAATTTCTCGACGAATTTGGCTCTGGTAAAGGAAATATCCTACTTTTGACTTATGAAATTGGTGCTGAAGGGTTAAATTTACAAGCAAGTAACACAGTCGTTCTTCTTGATTTCTTTTGGAATGATGGCAAAACACAACAGGCGATAGCGAGAGTTTTGAGATATGGTCAAGTCGCTCCTGTTGTTAATATATACATGTTCACAGGGAATACAGCAATTGAGAAGGCAATGTTTGATAAGCATGATTCAAAGCTGGCTGTTATAGATGAACTTTCTAAGGGACAAGCAACAACAAAAGTCTCTCGTGTGAAAATAGAGGATATATTGAATATCATTAACAAGGAGGATAATCTGTATGCGATAAAGAGAATTCATAAAGAAACAAGAGCAAGAACTTCATTAGATAAGCTGATTCTATTGAAGAAAGAATTGATTGATGAAACTGATAGTTCTTCTTTAAATGTTCTCAAGATTAAGGATGTATTCAAAGAGATGACGAACTTAGATGATTTGACGATAGATATCCTCAAGAGAGCTGACATTATGCCATTTCTAAGATATCTAAGGGATGATTTCTCTAATGAAAAAGTTAACAAATACTCTGGTAAGTTAATGAGATATTGGAAGAATGAGTTTACAACAAAGAAGGAGGGTCATTAATATATACATTGAATATATAATCGTGTGAATTTTCTTAACCTGTAAAATAAGTTAAGAAAAAATGATTAAATGAATAAAAATTGACTCAAAAACAACTGAAAATATGAGTCAAGAAAGTAAAGAAGATGACATTCGTAAAGATGTCAAACAACGTCTAGAGAAAGAGAAGAAATTGGAGGAACAAATAAAAAATGATTTAGAAGAACTTGAAAGTTGGTGGGAAATTGAATGCAAAGTTTACGAGGAAAAAACAAAAAGATTAAAAATATATTGGAATGAATTGCGAACTCAAGAGTCTAGAAAACGAAGGGAATTAACAGAATTGTATGGTCATGGAATGCTTAATAAAGTTCGTAAAAAGTATAATATAAATTAATAAATTGATTTACTTTTCATTTTCACCTTCGTAGCAGCTAATTGCCTTTCGGAACGCTAATTCAAATTCTGATGGAGTAATAATGTCTTTGAATTCATTAAACATTTCTTCATAAATGGAAGGCATAAAAGTCCTAAAGAATAAAAGAAAGTTCTGTCTCTTTGCAAAATTAGAAGATTTGACCATCATTTCATTTAATACGTCCTCCGCAAAGTTTTCCACGCAATTTGATATTTCATCTTCCTTTTTATTTTCAGACAGTGAGAAAAATAGTTCCTTTCTGTCTTCAAACGTTTTATCAGTATATAATTTATTTTTATTTAAATATAATTCTAATACACTATCAAATTGTTTCGTATAAAAAGGAGAATCGCTATCTGTAATTTGTCTCGCATATGAATTTAATCTACCAGCAAAATTTGAAATGATTTGATCATCCCATGATATATAAATGTCGAACTCACCGAAACCAGAAAGCACGTTAATTAGCCTTGATAAAAATCCACTAGAACAAGTTCCCGACATATCCTCTAATTCTTCAAGAAGACGTTTTTCCATCTCATCCTTGTTTTCATTATTGTTTATGTAGCTCCATAACTTTACGATGATTGTTGATAGTGTGTTGTTAAAATAAAATGTCTTGTCCATAAAAATGCGATTCAGAGAAATTTTAATTTTATTTTGACGTTCATATTCACTTTTGCATTTAATAGAACAGAATTCATCTCTTTCTTCTTCACCAAAGGAAGTTGTTTCGTAATCGCATTCACAACTTTGAATTTGTTTCAGTTTTTTTATGATTAAAGAAAATACGTGATCGTAATTAATGTAATCACCATCTTCATTTTTCATTGTTGGGAACGATGATAATGATTCTAGATTTTTCATTACGGACTCTTCTATTTTCGACGTATGGACATTCTGTGCATTTTCAAAGATGGTTTTGCCTTCACCGAAGAATCTACCTAGAGCATATATGATTTCACGTCCTTTTATTTTCATTTCATCTGAACCAAGAGTTAAAAGTGTATCCGCGGCATCGGCTCTTAAATTGTAATCTAATTCTGAATCGTTTGCGAATGACAATAAAGTATTTTCAACGACAATCTTTGTATCTAAATCAGGTTCGCAATTTTGTAATATGTTCTGAGATGCTAGGATTTTATACATGGTGTAGTTAAATGATTGTTGTATGAATTCCGTGCATGATTTCAAAGTGTAAAATTTATGAAGTTCAATGCCTCGTTTTTCAATAGAAAGTATTATTTTGTAGCGATAATCGCAGTCCAGTAAAAAGTTGTTAATTATTTTAAGAAAGTATTCAAGTGCCTGATTTTTGTACTCTTCGTTTTTCATTAACATGTAAATCGTTTCAACTTTGTATGGTGTGGAAAGATCGTCATCTAGAGTTTTACATACTATATCAAGTGCAGAGTATGCCTTGATCATTCTTAGTTTATTTCTGTTTGAGATGGCTTCATTGCTTTCTCGTTTGATTTCTTTGAAGTCATCATCGTCTTTTTCGTATATTTCTTCTTCAAGTTCGGTGAAACTTAATAGACTTTTAACTGCTTCAATTTTCAAAAAACTAGAGAGGTCGGTTTTCGTTGATATCTCAAATATAAAGTTCTCTAGTTTCTTTGTTCCGCTAAACGAATACATACCGGATAAACGACTAATGATCTCCAAGAAATCTTCGGGAAATTGTTTATAGTACTTGGAAATGACTTTTAGTCTCAAATCTAATTCTAAACTTAAATCAAATATGTTATTTTTGTAATTTTCTGAATCATTTAAAATGATTTCTTCGTTATCATTGCTGTCATCAATAATTTCATCGTTATTTAAAATTGTGTTTAAAACCATTTTATATAATCAAAAATCTTTTTTTTATATAACATTTTTGTTTCGTGATCTTCGTTTTTTTTGAGATCTTCTCTTTTTTGAGAGTTTCTTTTGAGGTCTTTTCTTATTTGGACTCTTTCTATTTTGCGAGCGTTTCTTTGGCGACGTTCTATTTTGCGATCTTCTCTTCTTTCTATTTGAACGTTTCTTTGGTGATCGTTTTCCATCTATTTTATAGTTGCAAATTGTTTTCGGTTGTTCCTCAAGTCGTTTTTGTTCCTCAAGTTGTTCTTCAAGTAGTCTTTCAGATATCCTCTCTTGCTCTTCAATCCGTGTTTGTTCTTCAAGTCGTCTTTGTTCTTCAAGACTCTTTTGTTCTTCAAGTCGTCTTTGTTCTTCAAGACTCTTTTGTTCTTCAAGTCTCTTTTGTTCTTCGGCTATCCTTTTTTGTTCTTCATCTGACAAAGATAAGATTCTATTTTTGAATTTTAGAACTTGTTTTGGATATTGGTTACTCATTCTTCCGAAAAAATTAGAAGGATCTTTAATATCATCGGAGGTGATTTTTGAAACTTTATTAAACTTCTCACTATCTTTTTCTCCCATTTTACCATTTGGACCGGCGATTTCAGTTTTGATGTCCTTTACAACTTTTAAAAGTATTATTTTTTTGATTCCGTTTTTCAAACTCTGAAACTTTGCATTGTCGCTGTTTTGATTTTCCATTATCAAGAAATCATTATATTTTCGGTTTAGATATTTCTCGTCGTAAAAATCTATGTTGTAATACTTTTTGGCCCATTTGTTTATTTCTTCTCCGTTCATATTTTATTTATATGATAATATTATTTTAATTATTTAAAGTTTAGAGAATTATCTATTAAACGCAAACATGGAAGAACAGAAAGTTACAAAAGAAGTTGATAGTGATTTAATTATCAAATTAAGAAAATTGCCGACTATGAAAGATGTATTTGATTTTATAGTTCGCAGATATCCCGAGTGGATCATTGGATTTTGTGATAATTATTCGGAAGACTATCCGCATTTGTATGCCAATTGGAAGAAACTTTCGGAGGAATCCAACATAAAGCCGATGAAAGTTATACTTGTTAAACATTTTGAAAACGATGATCAATTTTCACTTTCCGAATTATTATTTACTGCAGGATTTGTTGTCAGAACTATATCTGAGATTGCATCATGTCCTGTCTGTAAATATGCCATTCCGACGAAATTCACTTATGAAAAACTAAAGGAGTTAAATTCACCTAATGTATCATTACCAGATGAATGGTCAGAGAAATGCAAGAAATGTCAATAAGAAAGTCTTTTTCTTAATCCAGTTGTATTGGATTAAGAAACAAATGTGATACACACAAAGATATATAACAAATTAATCAATATATGAACGAGAATGCCATCCATTTGCGGATGCCCACATTATTAACATATCACCCCTTGTGGATAAAGTTATATCAGACGGAACTCCGCCACTATATCCATTATTGTAATTAACTGTTACGCTGCTAGATCCATCGACTATTGTAATTATTTTTTGTTGTCCAACCTTTCCTTTTGGAAGATATAATTGATAACTTGATGTCGCATTAATTTTTGTTGTTGGAACATTTGGATCCAACGTTGTAGTTCCTGAAACTACTTCAACTTGATTGGCGGTTGACTTGTGTATTTCGTCAAGAATAATATTTGATAATTTGAAACTCATTTTTTATTTATAAACAACATTTTATTTTTTTAACATGATTTTCAACGTCAAATTTTAATCTTACATATTTAAGTACAAAATCGTTGCTCAAATTATCACCAGCAACTCGGTGGAGGACTTTCCGTTGAATAGACAAAAAGACCTGTGTCGTTGAAGGATAGTTTACATTTCCATCCCAAATTATCAACCAAGTCGGCTATAATGCTTTCCATTAAAATTTGCATCTGTTTAATGTTTCTGTTCAAATGCAAACCACAGAATTTATCTAGATCATAGTATTCGTTTTCACTTTCTCTTGTTAATAGGAATATACAAACATCCTCAATCAATAGATTTCTAAGACGCTTCTCTTGAATGTCCTTAAAGTTATTTTTATTGTTAACATGTAGTTCATTTGGCAAATTATTCATATCAGTAATATTTTTATTTACTAACTGTAAACTCTTTAAGTTTTTTTTTATTATAATTTTTTTCATATATATAATAAAAAATCATGGGTCAAACAAATTCGCATCAAGATCATTATGATGAAATAAAAACTAACAAGATTTGTATAGGTGATACTTGTTTGTCTCAAGAAACCTTGAGAGATATGTTGATAGCAACAAATAATTCAATTCAGCTATCATCTAATACACCATACGTAAAAAATGAAAAGAATGAAGGTTCGTGTAACAAAGGATATGGAGGGAGAATAATTTATTCAACTGATGGCAAAGGACTATCGGGATGCAATAAATGCAGACCTGGAACTTACAAATCCTCTACTTCAAACGAAGATTGTTCTATTTGTCCACCTGGTTATTATTGTCCCGATGATGGAGGAGGAATTTACAATATAAGTAGAAAGTGTGAAAAAGGATTTTTCTGTCCAACAGGCTCGTATGAAAAACAAAAATGCAAGGACGGTTTTGACTCCGAAGAAGGGGCAAGTGCGTGTTTCCCTCTTCCGGTAATAGAAAATTATGATGTGGAAAATAATAATGGAACAAATAAAGAAGGTTTTAGTTTTATTGGAATTTTTTAAACTACAAAATTTTCTTCTCTAAAACACGCTGAATTAAATTCATCCTCTTTTCTAGTTTTTCAATCATGGCATACAATTGCTCATTTGAAAAATTGTTCCGACGTTTAGGTGTTTTCGGACTTGGAAAGTTGTCGGATGAACTTGAATTATAAGAGGAGGATGAATATTCATCTTCCTCTTTTTTTCTAATTAATGAAGGAACTTTAACAATCTCGCTTTGTTTTCGCTCAGCCATCATCTTATTCTCATTTTTTTCAATAAAATTAGAATGTGTGAACGATTTAAAAAAATCATTTATTTCTGCATCTCCTCCATTGTCACTCACGAATTCAGATTCAGACTCTGTTGAGGGTGATGATGATGAAACATCTTCTGAATATGAATATTCGTCATCATCACTATAATTATAAATGGCGTTTACAAATCTAGGCTTTCCATTTTTCTCGGTTAAATTTAGATAGTTCAAAATCTTAATCAATTCCTGTTCTCTATCTTTGTCTATTATAAAACAATCTTTTTCAACGACACTAGAGATGTTATTGAAAAAATCATAGAGTTTTTTAGTCTCGCAATACACAATCAAGCAATTTTTTCTTTTCTCATAAGTTAAAGATTTCTCCATTTTTTAAAAAATAAAATTGATTTGTTTAAATAACTTTCGTAAATAAATTCACTTAAAAGAATACAGCAATATAATAAATAAAATGCCCGGATTACACTTGAAATACATATCTCAATGGAATTTAAAACAACACACCCCTAATTTTTCTTATGATGACAAAAATTACAAATCCATAAAGGAATTTATTGATCTCAATTTACCAACTCAGGAAGAGTTAAATGATAATGATCTAGTTATATTTTGCATTGAAGAAATGTATGGATATAGAACTGGAATATTTGGATATTTAATGACATTTCTATCAAATGCATATATGTCTGCGAATTTACCAGCGACTTCAATATTTCAGCATATTTACAATTACATTTACAAAACAAACATATCTATAAAAGATATTGAGTTGTCCTCATTTTTAATAACTCTAATTAATCGTCCCATCCCGTTTTTAAATTTTGGGGTTTGGGACAACAAAAAGCGAGTTTTTAATGAAAACTTTCATAACAGTATTTTGAAGCACATTAATCCAAATCGTTCTATTAGCAATATGTTTGACATCTTTTCAAATTTATGTTCTCCTTTTTATGATAGTGGTTTGTCTATTCTTTCAAATAAACCTAGTTTCACTGGAGGGTTTGAACGTCTACAAGATGTCACTGGTTATATGAAGAATTACGGGTTTATTTGGAACTATTTCAAAGATGATAATAATTGCAAGGGTATAATGGTTATATGTATTAATTTATCTGACGAAACGAATTTGCTGGTCAAGGAGAATGAATACAATCAAATGATTAATTTTGTCCACTTGCTTCGCGAACAATATAGCGTTGGTGTTAAATTTTACGAAACTTATTTAATCGGTGATTTGAAGATGAATCCAGAAGAATCCGGGATGCTTAACTTGTTCAAGGATTTCCAACTCTTCAATAAGAAAGATACATCATATCTATTATACAATAACAGTAATAATAAAAACTGCACATTCAATAAACAGCCATCCGCCTCATCATCTGTAATTTATGATGATGATTATCTTCCATTCTTGAAATACACATTTCCTGAAACATATTGTAAGAAGAGACTTTTTGAACAAATATTTGAAAACTGTAAGAATGCTAATAAAAAATTCAGATTTGAAAAAAAAGAATCTGAATCTAATAACAAGACCGATCAAGAAATGCCTCCACAAGATGTTGTTGTTAATTTAGAAACTGTGGGGGAAGAATGTGAAGACGATGATCCTGAAATGCCTGAGCTGATTTCAGATTCCGATGGAGACGAAACTCAATACAATATCGTATTGAATCCGATTGATAATTATTTGAAGCGACCGAATGAGTCTCCGGTTTCAGAAAAGTCTGATGAAGAGTGGACTAGGGTTTAAGAAATCTTTTTCCATTTTCCCTGTCCTTGGCTATGATAAGCAACAGGAATTGTTGTGCCTGTGACGATTATACCTATTGAATAGAATGCGTTCCTTAGTCGTTCTTTCATTTTTTATTCTTTACAAAGAATAAAAATATATATCATATAATTACACTATAACATTTGGCGAGCTGGACATTCTCTGCTTTGCATCTTTGATAAGCGTCAGATCATCAATTTTATTGTAGTAACTTTTCGCCTTTTGATAGTTATCTAAACTTAATCCAACATATGATAACCAGCTTAATATAATATATAAATAAGCATCCGCAATTGTGAATGAATCGCCGTATAAAAATTGGTCATCATGGAGAATATTGTCTTCAAGATGCTTCATCTTTTTATTGAAGTTCGTCAACATAAAGTTTCTAATGTGTTGATCGCTTGACTGAGGACTAAAAAACAGTCCGATGGATGCATGCATTTCGCTTGCTAGAAAAGAGAGAATCTGTCTTAAAACATATCTTTCATTTGATCCGACACTTGGTGCTAAATTTGAAGTGGATTTGTCAGCGATGTACTCAAGACATGATATATTTTCATTTAGAATTGTTCCGTCATCTAGAACAATACAAGGAACGTTTCCTTTTGGATTTATAGTATAAAAATCCACTCCTGAAGATGTAAGGTGAGTTCTGAGATCAACGACTTCACATTCATATTGTAATCCGGAAGTAAATGCGCAAATAAAAGAACTTGCGCCACAGCTTGTTGGTGTATAATAAAGTTTAACCATTTTTTTATATTGTATTGTTAAGTTTTTAAATGGATGTTTTTTTATATAAAAAAGAATAAACAGAGAATAGTATAAAGGATATTGATAATACAAAGGATATTACAATAGGTCCAGCGATTCTCTTGTTCCTCACGAATAATTTCTGGAATGACATATATTTAGTTTTGATATATTTAGTTTTGATATATTTAACCTTTGATATTTAATCTTTTTCATTTTTTTTCCGAGATTATTTTTTATTAACTTATATTAATAAAAAAATGAAACCAACATTTGAAGCGTTTTTATATTCATTGTTAATATTTTTATTTGTAGTATTAGTAGGACTATTTTCATATAGCATTCATTCTTATGTAGAAGAAACTAATAAGAAAAAAGAAGATCAAGATCAAAATAAAGTTAACTGGTCATTAGCTGGTATCATAATTACAGGATGTATTTTATTGGTATCTTTGTTCTATGCCGTTTTTTTTATTATAAAAAAAAGAATGTCTATGAAGCCTCCTCCTGAAAAAAAATTCATTAAAGACGTAGAAAAGCTCAAAAGACGTTTCGCTGCAAAAAATGAAAATATCATGCCTTACGATACTCCATTAAAAGATGAAAAAGATTATGAATATTCTCCAAGATCTACTGAAAAGATTCCTTTATTGAGTTTTGAAGAAGAAGAGTAACATTAAACTGTTCAGTCCGATTTTTATATCTGTGGATATAACAATCAATCTTGCTCAAGACATTTTTATTCACGATAAAAATACATTCATTTCCAATCATGTAATATGAATACATATCTTGTTCTTTTATGTTTTTTCCAATTTGTTCAACCTCATTTGATGTTCCTTTGTAATAAACTGAATTTTCTAATATTTCATATTTTATATATTTATTTAAAATCTCTATGGTTTCGGCTTTCAACAATTCCACATTGTTTTCTTTGAAATAATCCACCTCGTCTTGAATTCTCTGATCAATCGTTCTTTCTAAATTGCTGAAATCATGCTGTATATCTGTATCAAGTGATGAATTATCACCTCTGTAGCATTCCGAAAAGATCAAATGAGGACATGGATAATACACATTAAGTTCATTGGCAGATTTTTGAATGCATGTATCAATTCCATTTGTCGCTCCAGTTCTATCAAGAAAATTTAAGAATTTCTCAGCACCTTTTCTTGAAATCAAAAAACCAGTAGTTCCTCCGAGGGATTGAATGAATGATTGATAGACGTTAATTTTTTCAATCTCAGGTAATTTGGATTTATCAAAGTATTTAGGATTATTAGGATCTCTTACATGATGACCTAGAAATACAAAATCCCAGTCCAGATCCTTAATTTGTTTTTGTATATGTTTGAATTTAGTTTCAAAGTTATCTTGAAATGTAATATCATCTTCAAGAATCATAAAATACTTGATATTCTTATCTTCTTCTTTGATTAGATTAATAAAAAGTTTGATATGAGACATAAAACAGCCTACCATACCACGTCTCATAGAATAATCATTGTTTTCAAAAATTTGTTGTAATTGCCTGCTTGAATTTAATTTCATTCCGTCAACAGCACTAAATCTTTCATATTTCAAAAATCGAGGTATATCCTTCTTTATATTTTCCCAGCGATCAGGACGACGATCCAAATTAACAATAAACGTTTTGAAGTCTGCCAAGTCGTCAGACAATGAAGACGAAGATTCCTTTATTTTCTCCTCCTTTCCATAAAATTGAATCTCGTCATTTAATTTGTAAGCATTTAATTTACTATCATCGTCTCTCTCACTTGTTAATCTTCCGATGTGTATACAATAAATACCTTCAAAAAAAGCGGACATATATCCTGCTCCGGAGTATCTATTTGCATAATCCATTTCAAAATGTGAAATTTGTTCATTGAAAGGACCAAGTATGTTAAAAATCTCTCTTTTCAAAAGAGAAGGTCTAAAAGAAAAGTGAGGCCAGTAACTTGAATTCTTGTTTGTTCCATGTTTTTTAACCCAATTTTTGATTTCCTCTTCGGTTCTCGCGTATTCATGAATATAAAATCTAATGCCGTTATTCGTTGTATTAAATTTACCTCCTTTGATGTCAATATCACTCTCAATTTCGGCATAATTTTTGTTAAATAGACATTGACCCAATTTAGAATTTGATGACAAAACATCTAGAGAATCAGTTATATAATTTCGCTTCACAAAAAACTTCCAGTCATCCTCAAGATGAAGAATGTAAGGCGTTTTGACAATAGATCTTATAATGTTAAGACTTTGTGGATGACCTTTTTCTTTTTTACTTTTGAAATAAAATGTGAAGAATGGATAAAGCGTTTTCATTTTCTCGCGATCTTCATCTGAACTATTATCATCAATACAATACCAGAAATCAATTAAATTCAAATCTTTCACGCAATTCAAGAAGGAATTAATAGTTTTTTCAAACAAATCAAACCGTTTACAAGTTGTAATTGTGAAAGACACTAAAGGCAAATTATTCTTTTTCCGAGCTTGAATTTGATCAACAATATCCTTATTATAATATATATAGCGATCGCAAACATGGTCAATTGAGAAATGTTGATTGAACAGGATTTTCCAGCTATTGTCTTTTGACAATCCTTTTAATTCAAGACCTTCTTGTAGATTATCAAATGCGCTTTCGTGATCGTTACAATAGTACGCGCTTATAGCATACTCATCTTTCACGTCAAGTAGATATGGAAATTTCTTTAGCATATACTTTCCTATATAAGTTGTTAAATGAAACATATTATTGCTTCTTGCGCAGCGTAATAAATTAATCGCGTTGTTTTCAATTGGATTTTTTAAAAATTCTAAACATAGTTTATCTATTTCTTCAATAGTCATTTTATAAATGTTCTTTAATATTTTTTAAATCAATAAAAATACATACAATTACCTTTTTCAACAACATTTTGATTTTTTTGGTGTCGTTTCATGTGGCATGCGAAATTTTTGATCTTTAATCTTCTTTTTCTTATTCAATTCAACGGACAAATGATAAAACAATTCTTTGATATTTATATCATTCTTTGAAGATGTCTCGATGAAATCTATACCCAAAGAATGTGCGTAATTTAATCCAGTAGAGTATTCTATTTGTCTCAAATCTTCTAAATCATTTTTAGTACCTACTAAAATCTGAATAATATCACGGTCATCAACATACTTCTCAATTTCATCTATCCAAAATTTTGCATTTTCAAATGACTTCAAACTTGTTATATCATAACATATAATAAATGCACTTGAATTCCTGTAATAAGAACGTGTGAGAGATCTAAATCGTTCCTGACCACACGAATCCCATATCTGTAATTTCACTTTCGTTTCATCTTCTAATTTGATCGTTTTTACATTGAAATCAATTCCTATGGTTGAAATGTAACAGTTCATGAATTGATTATTAACTAATCTATCTAACAATGAAGTTTTCCCTGAATTTGAATCACCAAGTATTAATGTTTTAAACAAATCATCATACATCTTTTCTTTTTTATTATATTTAATACATAATAAAAATATTCTCTTTATACCATCATAAAATTGTCATGTAGCGAATCAAATATCAACATTTGGTCATCATAGTACGAAGTTTGTGTCCTAAACATAGATTGACTTTTTTCATATTGATATTCAACATTTTTATTAAAGTGATCTGATAATATATAGTCTAGTTTATTTTTTATTTTCAGCAACGTCATTTGCATTATTTTAACATATTCAAGTGACAGTTTTTCTTGGATCTCAAGGAGGCGTCTATTGTAAAATATAATCAAATTGAAATAATCTATTTGACACGAGATGTATTCACTAGTTAGTTTGCTATAAGAGTGTTTTTTCGTGTTTAGAATTTCTTCTAAGTGTTCAACGTTGCTTTGTGATTTCGTTATAATTTCATTAATCTTCGTTAGGTCTTCAGTCTCCATGTTTAATTATATTCTTGTATTTCTTTATATATTTAATTTAATTCTATTCAACATTTGTGTAGTAAATCAGATTTTCTATTACTGTAAACGTTATAATTTGACCACCGCATACTCTCAACAATCTTAAATTTAATCCTTTGTAAAATGTTTCTATACCTTCCTTTTCCAAAATCTGTTTCACTGCATCCAATATAGAATTATATTTGTATTTTGGATTCATGTATCGCGTTTTCAAAACGTCTACGGGATTTGTTATAATTGGTCCTATGGAACTACTAATCATACTCGCAAGTGCTATTTTCACAAAGTTTGGTTTTTGATCATTCTGAATAAAGAAATTGCGTAGTTTGTAATATACAGAGAAATTGAAGGATTGATTAATGGATTGTCTAAAACAGGTTGTCATATATCCTCTGTAAAGTCCTTTCAGACCGTTATTTTTTATAATATTTTTAATGCATGTGATTGGATTGTTTTCTTTTGTTGTTTGTAAATTTGTTTTTACTAGTTCAAATGGTGTTATAAATAAAGATTCGACAGTTCCAGCACAAATTCCAGCCAGAAAATTGTGAATGAAATTATCATCTTTTGATTTCAGGAGCTCAAACGTTGTAAACCTCAGAAAATATTTTGTAAACATTTGTCCTGTAAAAGGCGTAAAACCTTTATAAAGCAAGTGAGGATTTTTAATGAATGGATGAAAGCCGGAGTATTGATTGGATTGCTTGAGAACTTTAATTGTATCTAATGGTTGCATAAAGATGGATTCTACGATACCTGCTATAGGCGCGAATATAATTTTTCTATTTTCATAATATGTTGGGTTATTGAAAAAAAAGATTGTCATTTTTATAATAAAATATAAATTATAAATTATATTTTATAATTGCATTTTGTTCGTTATTAGATAGATTCTATATAAAAAAATATAATACGCGAATATAAATTAATGTAAATACAAAGCAAATTATAATACCTAAGCATATATAATCAAAAAATACAAATAAAAGTTCTGTGAAACGTTGTTCTTCGGCGATTGTTATTAGAATGTCTTCATTAATAAATTCATCGTTTAGATTTATCATTTTTATGGACTACAAATTTAAAATCTATTATGGAAAAAAATTCATTTTTCTTTTTCACTGGATGTCTGTTTTGTAATCAATCGGACTATAACATAAATGAGGAATATAATCATAATATTCTATAGAACCTTTATTTTCACCATGACACCATAATAAAAATAAATCAACCGCAACAGGTTTATTTTCATCTGATAAACTAGACTCAAGGAATATCTTAGCGCAATATTTAGAAAAGATCAAGACATGTGTAGTTCTATCAATGATTTGTCTAGGAATAGACGGACAATGATTCCTTTTGTGAAGTCTGTTATTATTCTTTGTTCTATTCCAGAATAAATCAAGCTCCTTCTGAGATGGTGTGAAATATTTGTCGAATCGCCCTCCTATGTATAAAAATTTGTTAAAAACGTCAAAATGTTTATTTTCTTCATTGAACGAGTTCACTGCTTCTACGAAATTCTTCTCAAATCCATCGGAGAAAAATACATCATCTTCAAAAACGATGACAAGATCATTGTCATTTATTGTATCGTCTTCTGCTATATTTTTCCAAATCTGACGATGAGAAAGATGACATCCTATTTCTCCCTTCCTTGTATTTGGATTTTTTAAATATGGTTCTGATAGTGTTTCCAAATTAAGTTCCTTTCCATAAACTCCATAAAAAACTTCAAACAAATCAGGGTCAAAATACGGACTTGTTCTCCGTCTAAATTCAGCATATCTATCCTTTCTATGTTTAAGATTCAAAACGTATCTTTTTTTGAAATTTTCCCTCATGAAATCATCCAACATTATTTATAATAATTTATTTATTATAAATTCAAATCTTTATATTTATATTATCTTTAGTATTTACCTTCTCTTCCACCTGATCCTTTTCCGCCGCTTTCAAGTAGCTCCCATAATATTCCACTACCTTTACTTTGACTTTCGGTGCTTTCACTCGTTTCATTATTTTTATTATACCCACCACGCCCTCCTCCATTATTACTGTTATTATATCCACCACGTCCTCCTCCGTTATTACTGTTATTATATCCACCACGTCCTCCTCCGCTATTACTGT